ACCCCCCTATATCCCCCCGCCGCCCGTCGATTTGACGATTGGCCGGAGGATTTCGGCGAGGAGCTGTGGGCGATCTACCCCCGGAAGACCGAGAAGAAGGCCGGCATGGACGCCCTGGCTCGGCTGCATCGGCTGGACCGGCTTTCGTGGGCTGAGCTGATCCGTGGCGTCCATGCGCTCGACGATTGCGACCCGCAGTTCGTCCCGGCCTTGGCCAGATGGCTCAAGGGCGAGCGGTGGAAGGACGAGCGGCCCGCGCCGGGCAGGGCGCCGCCCCATCGCCAAGCCCGCAGGAACACCGCCTTGGACGGCCTAGACGAACTCGAACGCAGGTTCACCAATGTCCAGCACCAGCCCAACCTTCGCATCGCCGGCTGACGCTCTCCGCGCCCTGTTCCGCGCCTGGCCCGCTGACCGTGGCGAGGGAACGGGCTTCGCCGAGGCGTATATTATCGCGATCGACGGCTATTCGCTTCGTGCCATCGAGGGCGCCGTCAAGCGCATCATCCGGGGCGAGGCCGACGACATCGACAAGCGCTTCCTGCCGACGCCTGCGCAGCTCGGCAACCTCGTTGCTCACATGGAAAAGCTCTACGCGCCGGTCACCCCTCGCCAAGCCCTTCCTGCCCCCGGCAGCGAGACGATCACCGAGGAAGAGTGGCAGCGCCGTGAGAAGCTGGCCCAGGACGCCCGCGACCGCTTCGGCATCAAGTCCACCAAGGGCGAGACGGTGGTCGATCGCGAAGCCATCCCGGCCGCCAAGCTTGCCGAACTGGATCGTGCTGTCGCCGTCCAGGCTCAGCGCATCAGGACGGAAGGCCTCCCCAAGCTCTCAGACGAAGCCATGGCGATTTTCCGAGAAACAGCAGAGCGAGCAGTCCCTAGTCCTGGTGAGCAGTACGAGGAGTGGGATCGTAATCGGAATACAGGAGAAGCCGCATGAACTCGACGATGGTGTTTCACAGCCGATCCGAGGCAGAGCACGAGGCCATGCGGAATGCACTGGTTGGCGCCGCGACGGCGTTTGAGATGCTCCGGCCAGAGAACCACGACAAGACCTCGAACGCCGAGTTGGCCGCGCTGATCGCTGTGGCTGACATAGCTGTCCATCAGGTGCTGGAAGTCGTCGGTTCTGGCCAGAACCGCGCGGATGCGCACTAAAAACCCCACCACCAGAGAGAAGCGAGAGAGGGATAGACCATGACCCTCAAGGACCAATCCCCATGACAGACGAGACAGGGTGGAGGCCGATCGAGACGGCGCCGAAGGATGGCAGCCAATTCCTAGCCTTTGCCCGGAGTGAGCTCGGCATGGAATTTATGGCAGTAGCCCAATGGGCTGAACCGGATGGCATGGGCTCAATTGCCGGCTGGTTTTGGACGTACGCAATCCGGCCCACCCACTGGATGCCCCTTCCTCCCCCGCCACCCAAGGAACCAGCATGATGGCCCGCGCCGGTCGGAAGAAGACGCCCTCGCTGGTCAGCCTCGCAGGCCGCATCAAGCCGCCGACCATCGCTGCGATGCCGCACGACATCGAAGAGCGGCACCACGCTGACGGCACGACCTCGCAGATCGACCGCGGCCCCGTCATCCCCTTGGCGGCCTACCAGCAGGCCGGCGTCAGCACCGTCTGCAATCTCAAGACCCGCAAGCTCGGCATCGTCCAGTCGGATCTCGTCAACCGCGAAGGAATGGTCAGGGTGACACAAGCCCCGCTGCAATGGCTCGCCTCCCGGCAGATGCTCGACCCCGCCGACCGCGAGCGGAACGGCCTGCTGCGCGAGGCAGGAGAGCGCTACTATCGGCACTGGTTCGATGGCGGACTCAAGGGCATCGGCGCGCAGAACCTTGACCGCGTGTTCGGCGGCGAGATGGAAGCGGCCTACCTCACCCCCGCGACCGAGTACGCTGCTCAGCACCGACAGGCGTACCGACAGGCTCGCGAGCGCATGGGCTCCTGGCTCGCCAAGGTCACGGACGCTGTCGTATGCGAGGAGCTGCGGCTGCCCGATGCCGGCTCGTTTGTCGGCGATTATGCAAGCTCAGAGACGCGCTCGGCGATCGCCTTGACCATGCTCAAGGCCGGGCTCACCACTCTCGTCGAGCATTTCGGCATCGAGCCATTGCGCCAACGCAAGATCAGGCAGTGGCGCGCTTGACAGCCCCCGGGTCTATATGGCAGGAGAAATATCCAATGCCATTCTGCGCTCTAAAGCGAGCGCCGAGAGATCGGGTTCGGACCATCTCCTCCCGCCGGAAGGCGCCGCAGGGCTCGCGACCTGGGCAACAAGCCGGGCAAAAGTGATTTGGTGACAGCCGGAGAGACGGCAACAGATTCCAGAGTTCGACGAGCAGGCGCTTAGGCGCGGTCCCCTGATCGGAGTCGGATACGTCCCGCGAGGGCAACGTTAAAAAGCCGGCCTCGTCGATTCAGTTCATGCGGCGGCGTGCGCAATGCGCAATGACCCGTACACTTTCAGGGGCCGGTCCTAATAGAATTACCGGGGCCCGCCGCATGATGTCGGTCGGCAGAGGTCGTGGCTTCGAGCGCCACTCTACGGCATGCCGTTTCATCACAGAGCGGACTCCGCGGATAGCTCAGCTGGTAGAGCGCTGCCGACCGACAGTCTTTCCCCCTCTGGATACGTTCCAGAGCACACCCCGGTCCATGCGGCCGGGGTTTTCGTTTGAGGTGAGTGATGGGCGCACTGTCCAACGCCCGGCATGAGCGGTTCGCCCAGGAACTTGCCAAGGGCAAGAGCGCGACAGAGGCATATGCAGAGGCTGGGTACGAAGAAAGCCGCTCAGCGGCCTCCAGGCTGTCAGCAAATGTGAACATACAGGCCAGGGTCGCAGAATTGCAGGAGCGCGCGGCAGTCCGCACCGAAATCACCATGGAGCGACTGACGGACATGCTGCTCGCCGATCGCGAGTTAGCACGCCAGAACGCGCAGGCCGGCGCTGCAGTCTCAGCGACCGAGAAGCTTGGCAAGCTGCATGGCTTCTTCGTCGAGCGCACCGAGAACCTGAACTACAATCATGATGTCAGCGACCGCCCAGCTTCAGAGGAAGAATGGGCCGCCGAACACACAGCCCATTAGAAAGATCGTCTGGCGCCCTCAGGCAGGGCCTCAGGCGGCATTCGTCCAGTGCCCGGTCTTCGAGGTCTGCTACGGCGGCGCCCGCGGTGGCGGCAAGACGGACGCGTCGCTCGGCGAGTGGGCGGTTCACGCCAAGCGCTACGGCGCTGATGCCAAGGGGCTGTTCGTTCGCCGGACGCTGATCGCGCTGGGGCCGACGATCGAGCGGGCGAAGCGAATCTACAAGCCGCTCGGGGCGGTCTGGCAAGAGCAGAAAAGCCGGTTCGTCTGGCCCAACGGCGCGATCCTGTATTTCCGCTATCTGGAGCGGGACGCTGACGCCGACAACTACCAGGGCCACGACTACACGCGGGTCTACGTCGAGGAGCTGACGCAGTTTCCTGATCCTGGGCCGCTCGACAAGCTCAAGGCCACACTGCGCTCGGCGGCTGGCGTGCCGACTGGGTTCCGGGCAACCTGCAATCCCGGCGGCCCTGGGCATACCTGGGTGAAGGATCGCTATATCGATGCGGGCGCCTATCGCATCGTCAAAGAGACGTTCACCAACCCGTTCAACGGGCAGGAGATAGAAAGCAGCCGCGTCTTCATTCCGGCCAAGCTCTCGGACAATCCGGAGCTGCTGAACAACGACCCCCGCTATGTGGCGAACCTGTTCAAGGCGGGCTCGGCGGCCCTGGTCAAGGCTTGGCTCGAAGGCGATTGGGATGTGGTCGAAGGCGCGTTCTTCGACTGCTGGCAGAGTGCCAAGCACGTCGTCGCACCGTTCGCCATCCCTGGCCATTGGGTGAAGTTCAGGAGCTTCGACTGGGGCTCGGCAGCGCCGTTCTCATGCGGATGGTGGGCTGTCGCGGCGGATGACCACGGCGGTATCCCGCGGGGCTCGCTCGTTCGCTACCGCGAATGGTATGGCGCATCGAGGCCTGGCAAGGGCCTGAAACTGACGACCGAGGAAGTGGCGCAGGGCATCCTGCAGCGCGACCAGGGCGAGACGTTCGAGTACTCGGTCGCCGACCCAGCAATCTTCGCAGAAGACGGCGGGCCAAGCCGCGCCGAGGTCTTCGCCAATCACCAGGTCTATTTCCGCCGAGCGGACAACAAGCGCGTGACCGGCAACGGAGCAATGGGCGGCTGGGACGAGATGCGCCAGCGGCTCAAGGGGCATGGCAAGGCGCCGGACAACGTCCCGATGCTGTTCGTCTTCGACACCTGCAAGGACTTCATCCGCACTGTGCCGAGCCTGCCGCATGACCCGACGCGGCCGGAAGACATCGACACAAGCGCCGAGGACCACGTCGCTGACGAGGCGCGCTACGCCTGCATGAGCCGGCCGTGGGTGCCAGATCCCGAGCAGAGCGGGCGCTCTGGCCCGCGCGACTGGTTTGAAGACGACGACGACGAGGACCGCCTGTCATGGAAAACGGCTTGATCTGACATGGCGCTCTCACCCGTTGGCGTCGCTCCTCCTGCCTATGCGCTGCAAAGCCCGAGGCCGGACCTGAAGGCGGCTGCCGGCACCTACGCATTGGCGGCCGGCGCGCCATCGGTCATCACTGCCGAGCCGGTCTACGAGCCGGATTGGCGCAAAGAGCACTCGCGACTGATCGAGGCGTTCGAGGAAAGCGAAGACGCCTCGCATAAGAACCGTGAGCTCTCCGAGCGAGACGTGGATTACTACCACAACAAGCAGTGGGACGAGCGCGACGCCCGGAAGGTTCGTGACCGCGGCCAGCCGGTCATGATGAAGAACAAGATCCGGCGGAAGATCAAATATCTGCAGGGCTTGGAGCAGCAGCAGCGCACGCGCCCGACCGCTCGCCCTCGCACTCCGCAGCACGAGCAGGACGCATACACCGCGACCGCTGTCCTGCGCTTTGTCGGCGACGAGAACCGCTACAACCAGACGCGATCCAAGGTCTTTTGGGACGTCGCTGTCGCTGGCTGGGGCGGCACGGAAACGCTGGTCGAGTTCCGCCACGGGATGAAGAACCCGATGGTCATCACCCGGCGCTGCCAGTGGGACCGCATGTGGTGGGACCCCTACAGCCAAGAGGACGATTTCACGGATGCGCGCCGCCGTGGTCTCGTCGTCTGGATGGATCGCGACCAAGCGATCGCCAAATACGGGGCGGGTGCCGAGAAGGTTTTCGACGAGACCATTCAGACGGCGCAGGTCGGTGGCACCTACGACGACAAGCCGAAGTATCAGACCTGGGTGAGCTACGAGAAAAGCCGGTGGCGCGTACGCGTCGTGCAGGCCTATTTCGTGTCGGGCCCGGACGGCACGGTGTTCTTCGCCGAATTCACGAAGGGCGGGTTTCTCAACTACGGCCCGTCGCCGTGGCTCGATGAGAACGGCAAGCCGGAAGATCCGTACTCCTGGGGCTCGGCCAACGTCGATCGCGACAATCAGCGCTACGGCGAAGTCCGGTCGATGATCGACCTGCAGGACGCGATCAACAAGCGAGAGAGCAAGCTGCTGCACCTCGTCAGTGTCCGCCAGACGTTCGGTCAGATCGGCGCGACCGGCAAGATGTCCGTTGCCGACATGAAGAAGGAGCTGTCCAAGCCGGACGGGCACATCCCGCTCCAAGCGAACATCGAGTTCGGCAAGCAGTTCGGCATTATCCCGACCGGCGACATGGCCGATGCACAGTTCATGCTGCTGCAGGCCGACAATGCCGAGATGGACCTGGAAGGCCCCAATGCGGCCATGCTCGGCAAGGGCAAGCAGGATCAGTCGGGCCGGGCGCTCCTGGCGCAGCAACAGGGCGGGGCGATCGAGCAGAGCGGTTTGATGGACACGCTGCGCGACATCGACCATCGCACCTACCGCAAGCAGTGGAACCGCATCCGCCAGTTCTGGACCGCAGAACAGTGGGTTTCCGTCACAGACGATATGCGCAACCTGAAATGGGTTGGCGTCAACGAGCCCGAGAAGGCACCCGTGATCGATCCGGCGACGGGTGCTCCCGTGATGGATCCTCGGACCGGTCAGCCTGTCATGCAGCCCGTGATCGACCCGATGACCGGCGAGCCAAAGATCGCCAACCCGCTCTCGGCTCTGGATGTGGACATCACGATCGATGACGCTCCCTCTGTCGGCACGATGCAGGACGAGGAATTCGCGCGCATGGTCGAGCTGGCGCAGATTGTGCCGGCGCTCCAAGGCCTTCCGGCCGCGGATTGGATCAAGATGTCCAACCTGCGCAACAAGGGCGAACTGGCTCAGGTCATCGCCGAGCGCGAACAGCAAGCTTCGCAGCAGCCGAACCCTGAGCAACAGAAGGTCGAAGCCCAGCTCCAGCTGGAAGACCGGAAGCTGCAAATGCAGGCGCAGGCCAGGCAAGCCGAGACGGCAGCCGATATCGAGGCGACGCGCCTCAAGGCTGAGCAGGAAATGGCTCTGGCGCGCGAGAAGGCCGATCTCGAAATGATGATCAAGAACAGGGCCGCTGCCGTCGACCTTGAGATCATGCAGACGAGGGCTCGTGCCGACATCGCCATCAAGGCTGAGACGGCTCGCGCCAGTGCAGCAGCGCGCTCCGAGAGCCGCCCGCAGTAAGAATCCCGCCGCCTGGGTCAAGGGCGATCGGTCGCGCCGACCGTAACTGCGCAACGCCGCCGCCGGGCTGACGGGCGATCGTACCCTCAACGCACCGAGGAACACATGAAGTCGTTGGACGAGATCATGTCCCGCGAGGGCGAAGCTACGCCCGCGTCGGACCAGCACGAGCCCCAAAACATCGAACAGCCCGCAGCCCCGGACGCAGAGGCCTCCCAGCCTCAAGATCAGGGCGAGCAGGTCAATGGCGACCCGCAAGAGGGCGATCAGTCGGGAATGGTCCCGGTTGGCGCACTCCACGCGGAACGGGCGAAAAGCCGCAAGTACACCGACGAACTGGCGGAGACCCGCCGCTCTGTCGATGAACTGCGCAACCTCGTGCAGGCGCTCCAGCGTCAGCCGCAGCCTCAGGCTCCTCAGCAGCCGCAGCCTCCGCAAGAGGCTCCGAATCTGTGGGATGACCCTGACAAGTACGTCGAGCACCGTCTGCAGGAGGCCCTGGCGCCTGTGCAGCAGGCAATGCTCGCGAACGCGCGGATGGCAGCAGAGGCCTACCACAAGCCTGAGACGGTCAAGGAAGCCGAAGCGGCATTCAATGCCGCGGCAGCATCCGGCCAGATGGATCCTGAGCTTCACCGCCGGATCAACTCCAGCCCGAACCCGTTTCACGCTGCCGTCCAGTGGCATCAGCAGATTCAGCGCCAGCAGGCTTTCTCTCGCTTTGGAGACGACCCTGAAGCGGCCATCGAGGCCGAGGTTCAGCGTCGCCTTGCAGCCAGAGGCACCCAGCCCGCGCAGCCTTCGCCGCAACAGCCCGGTTCCCCAATGCCCAGTTCGTTCGCTGCCAGCCCGAGCGCTGGCGGGCGTGCAGCTCCGCAATGGGGCGGGCCAAAGCCCCTCTCCGAAATCATGGGCGGTCGCTGACCCTCTCTGCAGGGCGGGCCGCATAGGAGCCGACAATGGCTGAGACCCGCGTCAACTCGGCGCTGTCCCCCACGATCTGGGACGACACCTTCTCCGTCGAGCACTATCAGACCAATCCGTTCGCCGCTTATTCCGGCACGGGGTCCAACAATCCCATCGTCATGAAGGAGGACTTCGCCTCCAAGCGTGGCAATGGCATCACCTTCGAGTTCATCACGAACCTGAAGCGCGGCACCATCTTCGACCGCCAGCCACTGCGCGGCCACGAGGATGTCCTGGGCGAGTACGGTGATCGCATCTTCTGGCGCATGCGCAAGAAGGGCATCTCCATGCACGAGCTGGACGAGGATCTGGCCGCCATCGACCTGCGCAAGGCCGCCAAGGGCAACCTGCGCACCTGGGCCGACGAAGACGTGAAGTGGGAAACCATCGATCGTCTCGGCGATGTCGGCGCCCGCTGCGATGTTCCGTTCGCCACCTCCTCGGCGGCCGAGCGCAACACCTGGGTGACCAACAACTCCGATCGCGTGCTGTTCGGCGCTGCGCGCTCGAACTACTCGACCACCTTCGCCACCGCGGCCGGCAACGTCGACACCACCAACGACAAGCTGACCCGCCGTTCGCTCTCCACACTGAAGCGGATGGCCATCAACGCCTCGCCGCGGATCACCCCGATCAGCGTCGAGAGCCGTTCGAACCGTCGCTACTTCGTGGCCTTCGCCCACCCCTTCGTCTTCCGTGACTTCGTGACGGATGCCGAGGACGTGCAGGCCAAGGTGAGCGTGATCGAGCGCAACGAGGGCCTGTTCCTCGGCGGCGACCGTGAGTGGGATGGCGTCATCCTGCACGAGGTCGACGATATGCCGATCTACACCGGCATCGGCAACGGCGGCAGCGACGTTTCCCCGGTCTATCTCATGGGCCAGGAAGCCATCGGCTGGGCGATCAAGTCGCGCTACCGCTCGCGTGAGCAGAAGGACGATTACGACCAAGTCACCGGCCTCGGCATGATCGGCAAGTGGGGCATGAAAAAGCTCTGCTACAACGGTCAGGATTTCGCCGGCACCGACACCACGGTCTACGGCAAGCAGCGCGGTGTCGTCACCGGCTTCTTCTCCGCGTCGGGCGACTGATGAACCAGGGGAGCCTAGCGGCTCCCCTTCTCATTTCCTCATCATCTCAAAGGAGCCCGACCAATGGGCGATTACTGGACCAATGCAGTCCGGCATCCCGAGGACGTGGGCGTCGGTCATATCCGTCGTACCGTGGATCTCGCGATCCTGACGAACCCTGCCTATGCGACCAACGGTGTCCCGATCGGCGCGCTGGAGGCCGGTGCTGTCCCGCTGCACTGCCATGTGACGGTACAGACGGCGTTCAACGCCGCGACCACCAACACCCTGGACGTCGGCACGACCGTCGATCCGGATGGCTATGCCGCTCCGGCCGGCACCCTTGTGGGCGCGACCGGCTTCAAGGGCAACCTGACGGGCGCCCTGACCGGCATTCCCCTCGATGCCAACACCATCGTCTACGCCAAGTACGGCCAGTCCGGCACGGCGGCGACGACTGGCAAGGCGATCGTGACGCTGTTCTTCGTGAACAAGCGCGATCACGAGGGCATCCCGTTCCCGAACAACTGATCTGATGGGGGCGCTTCGGCGCCTCCGTCTTCTCATTCAGGAGGACCGACCGATGGTCAAAGTCACCTACAAGCCGACTGACCCGACCGACACCGTGACCGAGGTTTTCGGGCAGGTGTTCGAGGCCGGCGACAGCGTGGACATCAAGGACGAGAAGCAGCTTGAGAAGCTGAAGGGCAATCCCGAGTTCTCCATCTCCGGCGCCAAGGATGGCGACGAGGGGCAGGGCAAGGAGCGCGCCAAGCAGGCTGAGAAGCTGTCGAAGATCGTCGACGGGCGCAGCAAGGAAGCCCGTGAGGCTCGTGCCAAGGCCGAGGCGGCCGATCAGGACGCCGCCGCCAAGGAGCGCGCTGCGGCCCAGGCCAAGGGCATCGCGGAGGCCCGCGCCGACAAGTCCGAAGAGGGCTGACACCAATGGCCACGCAGGCGCAACTGGTCAGGTATGTCCTGTGGCGCCTGCGTGCCCGTGCATCGGGGCAGCAGCCCCTGACAGAGGATTCCGAAGTCGTCGAGGAGATCCTGGCTTGGAAACTCGGCGAGCTTGCGGAGCGCCGGATCATCTACATCCCCGACAGCGACGACATCCCAGACGCTGCGGTCGAATGGGTCGGCCGGCTGGTCGAGCAGACTGTCGCCAGCGGGTTCGGGCAGCCGGAAGACGGTGCTGCCATCCAGTATGCCGAGGCGATGCTGCGTGACCTGCAGCCGGCCGAGGCGACGGAAACCACCAGGTTCGAGGACTTCTGATGCCTGGTCAGCCGTTCCCCATCCCGACGAGCTCCACTCCTGGCGCTCGTGACGGCGAAGGCGAGGGGCGACTGAACAACTGCTACACCGTGACTGAGGGTGGCCGCAGCTACGTGCGGCGCACGGCAGGGCTGGCGTCCCTTGTCGCAACCGGCAAAACGGGCATTCGCGGCCTGCTGGACGTCAACGACGTCCTCTATGTCGTTTACACAAGCTCTGTCGTCACAGTTGCGGGCAATACCGTCACGACGCTATCCGGGTCGATCCCCGGCAGCGATGGCGTCATCCTCGCCCGCAACAACAAGGTCACTGGCGGGGTTTCGACGCCTGACGTGGTGGCGGTGCGTGAGAGCGGCGGCGCGTATATCCTCACGAGTTCCGCGGTTAGCGCCTATCCCGATGCGGATCTGCCTGCGACGGTCAACAGTGTGACCTTCCTGGAAGGCTTCTTTCTGTTCTCGGTGCCGGATGGTCGAGGCTTCGCGTCCGAACTGAACTCGACCGACATCAATGCGCTGAGCTTCGCCACCGCCGAGGCCCGTTCGGATGGCCTGCGCCGCATGATCGTGCGCGGCAACCTCGCCTATGCGATGGGCGGGACCACGATCGAGCCTTGGAAGAACATCGGAGCGAGCCCGTTTCCCCTGCAGCGCTCGCCAACTGTCCTCCAGGTCGGGCTGCTGACGACAATGGCCGTTGCCGGCTTCGAGGACAGTTGGAACGCCCCGACCTATTTTGCGTCGGCTGACGGTCGCGTCATGGCTTTGTCGGGCTATGAGGCGGCGCCAGTATCGACGCCAGATGTGGAGCGTTTTCTATCGTCTTCGACGGCATCCACCGTCGAACTGACGGCGTTCGTGTGGAAGGGCCGATCGTTCATTGCCGTGACAAGCGATGTCGGGACCTGGGTTCTCGATGTCGAGGCGCGCCGCTGGCACGAAAGGGCGAGCACGGGCGCGGACCGGTGGCGGGCGAAGTTCTCGACCTATTCCGGCGATCGGTGGGTGTTCGGTGATGCGCTGAGCGGCGCTTTGCTGGTGATGTCGGACACTCTGACCGAGAACGGGGCGGCGATCGGCGGTTTCATCCAGACCGGTCCGCTCAAGGATTTCCCCTCGCGCGTCGCGGCCAAGCTCAGCGCCGACTT